ATTAACACAAATGATGAGAATGCAGATTTTAAGCAACAACTGATTAATGCTATTAACAATGCGGTAATGGAAAGTGAAGTTGTAGATACTTTAGATAAAGATAGTACCTATCCTCCACAAGCTACAACAGTAAGAAAAGCACTGAATGGCATAACGGATAAAATTGCTCAAATTGTTAAAAATGTTCAAGATGAAACACAAGAAAGACAAAATAATGATTCATCACTGAACACCTTAATTTCGACCGAAACAAGCGAACGAAAATCTGATGTTCAATCTATTAATGAAACACTTTCTTCTAAAGCAGATAAAACAACCTTGTATGGTGCAGGGATAAGCACACACACAATAACCCATAGTCTTGAAAAAGCAGATTTAATTATAAGTATTAATACATCATATGGCAATGGGTATGTGACAATAGATGGTGAAACCGTAAAAAATAAAATTCTTATGGATGGTTTAACTATTCAATCAGAATCAATTTCTGCAACATTTTCGGCGGAAAAAGGTGAAGAAGGAGAAAAATATATAAATCTTCTTTATTCAACCGAAACAGGCAAGCTTGATTTGGAAGTTACAGAACAGCCTGAACCAGGAAATTTTGCAAAGATGGATGTAACATATATGAAAGCAACAATTTCTGAAATGTATGCAAGAAGAATGTATTTTGATGGATTGAATACTTTGACATCATTGGCTACAAAAAATAAAAATTCATTTTTAGAAGCAATCAATGAATTAGTAGCCTCTGATACTTCAATTAACAATTCTATAGGCACAATAAAAAAACAATTAGAAAATACAACAACAACCGGTATATGGCACTATGGTACACTATTAACCCATACAACAAATGTAAATGATGTTGCCAATAATGACATTCCTGCAAATATAGGCGACTTTTATCTTAACTCAAATACATTCTCAGTGTATTTTTGTGTAGGAGATGATAATGGCAATCATAATTGGTTATATATCGGCAATTTGACAGGCAGTTTTGATTACTCAAACTATGCGAATATTAATTCTCCACATTTTGAAGGAATACCAACAGCACCTACTCCAAGTGCTTCAAACAACTCTACGCAGATAGCTACAACGGAATATGTTAGAAATGTTATTGATAAGTATGCTGGCGATGGAAGTGGTAGTGGTATAGATTTTGATGAAGCAGTTGTTGACGATTTGTATTATGACAAAAGAGATTGGACTTGTACACCAAATAAAACAGTATTTCCTGCTGTCAAATTAAAAAATGCAGATACTGGAGAAATTGAAATTAGTTGTTTTGACTTTGGAACTTTTAAATTTAGGGAAAATTTACCTACTGAAATTGCTATATTTAGTACAAATTCATCAAGTACAAATAGTATTTCTAAAATAGTATCACCTAATAAGACAACTATCAGTTATGTCCCTAAGTCAAATGAAAAAATGTATATTAATGCTGAATACGATTGGATAGAAAATATTTTGACTCTTTCTATTGGACAAGAGAAAATAAATAATGTGCGTTGGGACGATGAAATTAATAAGAGATGGGAATTTACATTAGGATATTATACAGTTACTCTTGCACAAGATGAATCTACAAAACAATATTCAATCCAAACACAAGATAGTACATATTTTTCTTCATTTGGAAATTACATGACAATAGCCAAATATAAGATGTCAGTTGACAATATTCCTACAACAAATCATACGAATATTATTTCGGCATTAACTGAGGTGTGTAACACAGTTTCTGATAATGCAGAAAATAATAAATCTGATACAGCGAATATTGGAACACTTATTTATGCACTACACCCTGATATAACGACCATTGAAATTAATAGCAATCCTGTTGTGCAAAATTCATACTATGGGGAATTAATAACTACAGATGTGAATGAAGTTTTCGTATTAGATAATCAATTTGATGATTTTTATAGTGACTATGATAAATATGATCGAGACCAGAAAGGACATTTCCTTTATACTAATGATGAAGATGGATACAAATTAACCAAAGACGTTTTACAAAATAAAAAAGCATTTTGTCGAATCGTTTCCAAGCCTATAAGTGGAGCAGACCATAAAGATGGTGAAATAGAAGTATTATTAACATTTTAACATTCAAAGGAGGAATTTATTATGACAAACATTAACTGGAAAGTAAGAATTAAAAATCCGATGTTTTGGGTACAAATTGTAGTTGCTATTTTTGTTCCTGTACTTGGGTATATGGGAATTACGGCGCAAGATCTAACCACATGGCAAGCAGTAGGCAATGTAATATTGACAGCTTTTTCTAATCCATATGTATTGCTGTTGATGGCAACGAGTGTTTATAATGCTATTATTGACCCAACTACAACAGGCATTACAGATAGCAAAACGGCACTTACATATACCACGCCTAACAGTGATAAATAAGAGAACATTCATTCTATACGAATGTTCTTTTTTTTGTGCAAAAATTAAAGAAAGGAAGATTGCTATGAATATAATTGAAGTTGCTTATAAATGGCACGGTGGCTTTACAAAGCGTTCACGCACAGATTTTATAGCGTTACATCACGCAGAAGCAGTTAAATGTACTCCACAAGATATACACAGTTGGCACGTCTCAAATGGTTGGACAGGCATCGGTTATCATTTCTTTGTAAGAAAAGACGGTACAATTTATCGTGGACGTCCTCTTGATGTGGTTGGTGCTCACGTTCAAGGTATGAACAGTTGTTCTATTGGCATTTGTGCTGAAGGTGATTATCATACAAAAGAAAAGACAATGCCTCAAGCACAAAAGAAATCTATTATCGAGTTATGTCAATATCTTAAAAAGAATTATTATCCAAATGCAAAGATAGTTGGACATAGAGAAATCGGCGACAGTAATTGTCCTGGTCGATATTATCCACTTGATGAAATTAAATTTGCTGTTGCCGGAGGTATTACTGTTCAAGCAGAAAATCCTCAAAAGATTGCTTTGGATAAGTTGGTGGCAAAGGGTATTATTACAGATGCATCTCAATGGACACTTACTGATTTCTTGACAAATGCAAAGACAGTTAGAGTTCTCGATTTGCTTTCAGGCGGTACTTGGACAAGCGAGAAAACAAATTCAAGTATTCATTGGGCTCAGCCAAATGTCATCTCTTTAGCATCTA